CAATCCGGCTGATAAACTCGTTGAGAATGGCGGGGGTAAGGTCGGTAAAGGCGGCATAGCGTTCCGTCAGCTTCAAAAACTTCTGCGCCCGTCCGCCTGCGTTCTCAAACGCAGATAGCTGCTCTTGCAGCTCGGCAAGCTCCGCTTTCAGCGCGTAGTATTCTTCTGAATACTTCTGCGACATTTGCTCATAGCGGTCTTGCGGGATCGTGCCGAGGGCGTTGTCCTCATAGAGCTTGTTCAGCACCTTGTCAATCTGTTCAAGGCGTGTCGTGATTTGCGGGATACGCTTCTGCTGTTTCTTGGTCTTGTCGGTCTGCTGCATGGCAAGGCTCTTTTTCACTAAGGCTTCAAACTCCGCCCGGTTGCTGATAGAATAGTCCTCGATTTTCTTCAGCACTTCCGCGATGGTCTGCATGAGCAAATCCGCGTCAATGATGTGCGGGGAATTGCATTTAGGGTTTTTGGCTTTTCCCTTGTGGTACTCGCTGCAATAGGCAACATGACGCTTGCCGCCATTCCGATAATCTATGCGAATGTGCATTTTTGCGCCGCAATCCTTACAGAAAAGCAAGCCCGACAAAGGGTGGATTTCCCCGTCCCCGTTGGGGCGTTTGACGGGCGCATTTTCCAAAATCCGCTGTACGGTTTCAAAGTCGGTGCGGTCAATAATCGGCTCATGCACATTTTCAGTTATCTGCCATTGGCTCCGGTCTACATAGTGGTTCCGCTTGTCGCGGAAGTGCTTTGTGGTCTTGAAATTGACAACATCACCGCAATACTCCTGCCGCGTGAGGATATGGGTCAAGGTGACTTTGTTCCACTTATAGCGGTTGGCCTCATTGAGCGCCCTGTTTTTACAGGTTCCCCGCCCGCGCTCTTTCATGTAGAATGTGGGCGTTGGGATTTGCGCCTGCGTCAGATATACGGCGATTTGGTTTCGGTTTTTACCGTCCAGAAACAGGCGGAAAATCAAACGGACAACTCCGGCGGCTTCCTCGTCGATAATCCAAAAATCCTTGTTGTCCGGGGATTTGATATAGCCATAGGGGGCTTCGGTGGCAATCGGCTTTCCGCTCATGCCCTTCGTCTTAATGCCGGTCTTTACTTTCTTGCTGATGTCCTTTGCGTACCACTCCGACATGATGTTGATAAAGGGCGCAAACTCCAATGTGTCGGGCTTCTCGCTGTCTATCCCGTTGTTGACTGCGATAAAGCGCACATTGTTCCGTCTGAATATCTCCATAGCGTTGCCGACTTGGAGATAGTCGCGCCCCCAGCGCGTCAGGTCTTTCATAATGCAGACACCGATTTTCCCGTTCTCCACATCGTCCATCATGCGGGAGTAGGCAGAACGGTCAAAAAATCTGCCGCTTTCGTCATCGTCAATGTAGTGCCGGATATTGGTTAGGTGCTGCCCTCTGGCATAGTTCTCCAAAAAGATTTTTTGGTTCTGTATGCTGTTGCTCTCGCCGCCGTCCCTGTCCTCGTCGCCCACGGAAAGGCGGGAGTAAAGGGCGGTAATTTTGCTATAATCAGTCATGTGCATAACCTCCTGTGCGTCCATGTAGGTGTCCTTTACACTTAAAATTATGCACTCCAGGCAGCGTGCAATAAAAAACGACAAGCGTTTTTGTGGCAGTCTGAGCACCGCTTATCGTTCCGCCAATATAGGTGTCTCCGTTTTTCAGCAGTGTTACCGCAACTGCAGAGCCATCGTCCGCTTCAACCATATAGTAAGGTTCGTCAGTATACGCTTTGGAAAAATAAAAGGTGCCGTTGCCAATTATTTTGCCAAACTCGATTGTATATCTTGTACCTATTTCGCTTATTTCCGCAACTGTATCTTCAAGGTCCGACATGGTTTTTTCTATAATGTAGAAGGTATTTGACACACTTGGCTTATACTGGCCGACTTCAACTTTTATATTATACCGGTAAAAAGGGTTATACTCCACCGCAATTATTCTTGTGCGGACATTTATATTCAGCGGATGAAATATAATTTGAATGTTATCGCCCACTGAGATATCCAAAAGCTTAAAGAAAGACAAGGTATATGAAGCTGTGTTTTCCCTGTAGTCATAGCTCACACTGACGTCAGTGACGTTTTTTCCGTCCATGACCATTTTATACTCTGCGCTCCCCCTGTGGGCTCTTATGTTTATTGAATAACCGCTGTATTCAATTTCCCCGTTCACAATGGCAACAAACTGCATCAATGCCGCCCTTCTTGATACACTCTGATTGATTTTCATCGTACAGACATCCGACATTTCCACCACACCGGCAGAAAACGGCGTGCCTTCCAATATCTTTGCAAGGCCAGCGGCAGGTGTTCCGGTAAAGTAGAATTCCGTAATATCATAAGCGCTGTCGTTTAAAATGTAAGATATATGTTCACAGCTTACGTTACAGACAGCTATTCCGTTTTGCATGGACTTTGAAACCTGAGCAATGCTGAAATACTGCCCGCTATATTCTGCCAGGCGGCCTGCCTGAATCAGAATCGAGCTGCTCATCGTGGTGCTAAACGAAAGAAGCATCTCGCCGTCTATCGTTTCCCTGAAATTTGCGTTTAGCACTTTTCGAATAGTGTACAGCAATGTATTTTCAGAATCATAAATCCGAATCATCCCGGAAGCACCCCCAGATTGCGTACCGTTAATGTATTCTGATTCCATTGCAGCTGCGCGATAATTTTTGTAAGCACTGTTCCGTCTATTGTCAGCGGGATCGTAACATTGCAGGCAGTATTGGGCATGCCTTTCGAAATAGTATCAAGGCCGTTTATGCTGGAATTCAAATTTAAATCAAAGCTGGTTGGAATTGCGTTTGCCATATCCTTTTCAACATCTTTCATTGCATTAACAAAGCCTGATCCAAGCCCTTCTCCCATCTGTCCGCCAATTCCTGCAAATACAGTTGAGGGAGAGTGAATGCCAAGGAAATTCTTAACGCCGTCAACAATGCCGGAGAAGAAACTGCTGACCTTATCCCACAGCCAGCCTCCCAGGCTCTTGATGCCTTCCCAGATACCCATGACAATGTTCTTGCCGATCTCGACCACCGAAACGGCCGCTTTGCCCAAACCTTCAATAATGGCCGCAATAATCTGCGGCAAGCTTGCTACAAGCTGAGGAATAGCTCTGACGAGGCCGGCAGCAAGCTGGACGATTAACGTAATCCCCAGTTCTATAATCTTCGGTAGGTTGTTTGTCACAAAATCAACGATTGACGCAATAATCCTTGGCAGCGCCTCGATAAGCTTTGGCAGGGCGTTTAAAAGGCCCTGCGCCAGCCCTTCAATAATGGCAAAGGCCGCTTCGAGGATTTGATCCATGTTGTTAATAAGTGTCTCGCAGATAAGGATGATGGCTTCGACAACAGCCGGGATCAGCTCCGGAAGCGCCTCTCCGATGCCAGCCGCCAGCGTAACAATCATCTGGACGGCTGCTTCCACTAGAGCAGGCAGGTTATCGATTATGCCCTTCACAAGCGCCATTACAAGCTGCAGCGCGCCTTCGGTGATCTGTGGCAGAGCGTCAATCAAAGCCTGCAAAAGAGTCATGACAATCTGTACCGCCGCGTCGATAATGACGGGAAGGTTCTCCACAATAGCCCCGCCGATGGAGGTGACAATATCCAATCCCACCTGAATGAGGTTCGGCAGGTTTTCCATCAGCATACTCACAAGGCTTCCCACCGTATTGCCGATGACCCCGCTTATCTTCGTCCAGTCGCCGTTAGTCTCAGATAATCCACGAGTAAAATCTCCAAGAAGCGCAACTCCGTCGTCGGCCAATATCTGAAGCTGGGGGATCAGTACGGTGCCCAGCATGTTCTTGGCCGCTTCACCGCCCGCTTTGAGACGCTGGATGCTGTCGTCAAATTTCCCGAGAGCGTTCAATGAATCCTCGCTCATAACCGCTTCCATGCGCCTGGCTTCTTCGGTAAGCTCCGCAATACCTGCTGAACCCTGTGCAATCAACGGATTGAGTTCCTGTGCGGACTTTCCGAAAATCTGCATGGCAAGAGCGTCCCGCTCGGTTTCGTTGGAAATTTTGCCAAGGGCGTCTATGGTTTCCCAATAGACGGTTTCGCTGTCACGCAGGTTGCCGTTGGAATCGGTTACCGACACACCGAGCCGTTCATACGCTCTGGCAAATTTCTCAGAGCCGTCTCTGGCATTTGCCATTGATCTTACCTGTTTTGCCATACTGCCAGTCAAGGTATCTAAGGACACGTCTACAAGCTCTGCGGCATACTTATATGCCTGCAGGCTCTCTGTAGACATACCGGTTACGGTTGATGCTGTAAGGATTTCATCGGCATAAGCTGCCGAATTTACCGACATATCCAGAAGAGCCTTTCCTGCGCCGACCGCCGCCGTACCAATGGCGGCCATAGCAGCTCCCATGGCCATGCCGATCCCTTTCAAAACGCCGCCTAGTTTTTCAAAGCGACCGCCCGCGTCATCCGCCTGATCCGCGGCCTTTTTGATCTCATCGCCGAATTCATCCGCTTGTTTTTCCGCTTCATCAAACTCTTTTTCTGCATTATCCAGTGCTTTGTTGTTTGCCTCCAGCTCGCGCTCCATTTTGTTCAGCTCAGCTTTGGCGTTGTTAAGCTGTATCTGCCAGGACTGAGTGCGCCGGTCGGTCTCCCCGAAAGAGGAGGCGGCATTGGCAAGCGCTTTCTCCAAGGTGGCAATTTTTTCTTTCTGCGCATCAATCTCTTTGCTTAGCACCCTGTTTCGCGCTGTAACAGCTTCAACAGACTTATCCTGCTTGTCGAACTGGGATGCGACAAGGTTCATTTCACTGCCCAGCACCTTGAAGCTTTGGTTGATTTCCCGAATGGCATTTTTAAATTCCTTTTCGCCTTCAATGCCGATCCTCAGGCCAAAATCGTCTGCCATAAAACCGCCTCCTTTCCTGCAAAATATTTAAATACCATAAGGAATCACATCATCTATGCTCAGCTCCCGCTTCGGTTTGGAAATACCTAAGAACTGCTTGTGGCACTCCCACAAGTCCAGCAGGTACCCGATGGGCATGAGCCATACTTCCTCCTCTGAGCAGTGAAGCTGGACAGTGCCGTAATATATAAGCCGAGTGAACAATTCCTCATCGCTCACTCGGCCGGTGTGTTTTTTAAGTCATCCTCACTTTCAACGTTTCTTTTGGTACCCTTGAACATTGCTTCCATGATAGCGTCTTTATATGCCGCCAGCTCCAGTGGAGATGTGAGAAGTTCCACTGTCTCTTCAGTCAGGAGTTCACGCTTATCCAGATTT